ATAAGTGCTGGTTTGATGAAACAAAATGCAAAAAGGGGTTGATTGCTCTCAACAACTATAAAAAAGAATTTGACATTAAAAGAAATTGCTTTTATGATACTCCTCGACACGATTGGGCTAGCAATGGAGCTGATGCTTTTAGATATTTAGCGGTTGGTTATCAAGATATGATTGACAAACAACAGCGACAAACTTATTATGATTATCAACAAATACATTATTAATTTATGGGATTCTGGACAAAAATAAGAAAGCCTTTGGTTAGGGCAACAATTATCGGACAAATAATGGAATCGGGAAAGGCGGAAAAAAAACGAAAACAAGAAGTGCGAAATTTAGCACAAGCCCAGCAAGCACAAATTACACAATTAGCACAAGAAAAAGCAATCGCTAGTGAATCCGCAAGACTACAAGAGGAAAAGGCAAGAAAAAGAACTTTATTCGCTGGCACAGCTCTAGGCGAAGCCTCCGAGAGAAAAAAACTACTAGGTTTATAATGGAAAAAAAAGTAGAAAAATTATTAAAAAATGCAGAGAGTTTAGAGGGTAGTAAATCTAACTTTTTGTCATTATTTCAAGATATATCCGATATATTCAGACCAGTTAAAAGCGATATAACTTCTAAAAAAACCGCAGGGGATAAATCTGTATTTGATTATATTTTTGATTCTTACCCAATTCTTGCCGTTGAAACTTTCGCAAGTATTTTAAGCGGTGTTTTAACAAATAAATCAAGTCGTTGGTTTGAGATTAAAGCTGTAGATGATGATATAAACGAAAATCAAGAAGTTAGCGAGTGGTTAAGTAAATCTACTGAAGTAATGTGGAATAAAATGTATAACTCTCAGTCAAGATTTGAACAATCAATTCTTGAGGCTTTCAAAGATATTGCAAGTTTCGGCACCGCGGCAACAATGACAGAAGAGGGAAGGGATTTTGATTTAAATTACATTACTCATCATATTAAAAACTATTTAATATCTGAAAATCAAGAAGGCAAAATTGATAGCGTGGTTATTAAAGCAGATTTTACTGCAATGCAGGCAATGCAAAAATGGGGAGATGATAATCACAAAGCTATAAAAGAAATCGTTAAAAATAGACCCCACGAAAAATTTTCATTTCAATTACATATTTACCCGAGGCTAAATAGAGATTTAAACAAAATTGATATTGCAAATAAAAAGTTTGAGGGTGTTTGGTTGGATGTTGCTAATAAAGCGATTGTAGAAGAGTTAGGTTGGGATTCTTTCCCTCTTGCTGTTGGTAGATCTGAAAAATCAACCAATGAACTTTACGGCACTTCAAGGGCAATGATTGCTTTACCCGATGCAAGGCAGTTAAACATTATGCAAAGGCAATATAACGAGTCGGTAGAATTGACTTTAAAGCCTCCAATGATTGTTAATGCTGATTTTGATGGCAGGATTAATTTATCACCAATGGCTTTAAACAAAGCTAAAAGCAATAGTATGTCTTCAGGAAGATCTGCAATTGAGCCAATTAAACTAATAGGGCAGTTAAATTACACTTTAGAATTAATACAAGAGAAAAAGAAATCTATTCAAGAAATATTCTTTCTTGATAAGCTTAAAATCTTTGACAATCCCAATGCTACAGCAACCCAAGTGTTAGAATTAAGGGCTGAAGGTTTTAGAATTATGTCTTCCGTGGCTACTTCTATTCAAGAATATTTAGACTCCATATTAGACAGGACTTTTGACATTCTTTTTAGAAAATCCTTTGCTGTAAATGATTTAGAAAATGGAAATTCAAGCTATAATTTATTACCAGGAGCTGTATTCCCTGAATTGCCCGATTTAATGAAGCAAGCACCAGAATTAAAAATAACTTTTATTAATCCAATTAATCAATCTCAACAAATAACTGAACTCAATTCTCTTGATGTTATATTGCAAACTGTTGGCAATATTTCAGAATTAAACTCTGATTCAATAGATGTTGTTAATTTTGATGAAATATTAAGAAAAAAAGCTAATATTTTAACCGTAGACCCTAAAATTATAAATGATGATAAAACAGTTGCGGATATTAGGCAACAAAGACAGCAAGTTCAAGATCAACAAATGGCTTTGCAAAACGAACAAAACAAAGCAATGGCTTTAAAAGATTATAAACAGGCGGGGATTGATGTCAATTCATAAAGATTTAGAAAAACACAAATTAATCTATCAATTAGTTTTTAATACACAAGATGGCAAATATATCTTAGAAGACTTAAAATCAACTTTATGTGTCAATTCAGATTTAATTACTGATAACGATTCATACAAAGAAGGCTTAAGGCTTGCTTATAGATATATCGAAAATCATTTATCAACAACAAATAAATAAAATGGAAAATCAACAAAATATAAGTAATGAAACGGCTAACACTAACACTGAAATAAACACTTCTGCAAATGAAGCCGTTATTAATTCAAATGAAGGAGCTAATAATTTTGATATAACTAAATATTTTAGCGAAGATTTAAAAAAAGATGCTGATTTTGAAAGATTATCTAAGAATATACCAAACGATTTAAATGCCCTTGTTAAAGATTTATACCACAAAACAAAACATTTTGGAAAAGCTAGGGATGTTGTTAAGGCTGAATTAGAGGCTGAGATGAATAAAACTACTTCTTATGAAGAAAATGATTATCAATATAAATTGCCTGAAAATTATACTATTGAAGATGAATTGTTAAACAATGCTAAAGCTAAGGCAATAGAATTAGGAATTAAGCCAGAACAATTTAAGTCTTTTATGGAGACAATGTTTGAATCTGATGCTAAAATTAAATCCCTACAAGAGCAAGAATTAAAAAAAGCTGAAGAAGAGGCGGTTCAATCATTAAAAAAAGAGTGGGGAACTGATTATGATAAGAAGGCGAATAAAGCTGAAACTATGCTACAATATTTTACCTCCGCTGAAGATGATGAGAAAATACAAAACTTACCTGCTGATGCAAAAATATTACTTGCAAAATTAATGGATAAAGTTTCGCAAAAAATACAAGAACCAACTATTGGAAAATTAAATTTTTCACCAACGACAGCTCAAGATAAGATTAATGCAATATTGCAAAATAAAGACCATTTATATCATAAAGGAGATCGAGGAGCAACAAATGAAGTTATGCAACTTTACAAAGAAATTGCAAATCAACAAATTAAAATTTAAAAAAAACACTTGATTATTAAATTTAATATTTTAATAATTAAAACATTGTCCATAGAAAAGTAAAGGGTAGCTTGTTTTAAGTCTTTGAAATTAAGGGTAGCAATTATAAGGGAATTATCCCCAATTTTTATTATTTCTTAATTCAAATATTTATTTTTATGTCTCAAACAGCCGATCTTTTGGCAGCAACTATTGCGTTTAATACTAATTTACGCGAGCTTACCCAAAAAACTACCTCACTTCTCGAAAATACCCTTGATAATATCACAATGGATACCAAGTTTGAATATTTTGACAGAATTGGAAGCGTTGAATTATTAGTTAGACAGGGTACACACTCTGATGTTCAATATACACCTACTGAATTTTCTAGACGTTCTATTACTTGTGTTGATTTTGAAGGAATGGATTACATTGATCTGCAAGATCTACAAAGACAAATGGTAAATACTCAATCCGCACAATTAGCCAATTTTGTTAAAGCCGCCAACAGAAAAAAAGATCAAATTATTATTAATAGTTTGCTTGGTAATTCTCAATCTCGAGATAAAAACGGGACTATAACTGATGTCCCTTTTGATACTGCTAACCAATTAATTCCTAACGGTTCAAAGGATTTAACAACTAAAAAACTTAAAGATGCAATTAAAATCTTTGAAGATAATGATGTTGATTTAGCAACTGAAGAAGTTTATTGTGTTTTATCAACCGCTTCTTATAGATATTTATTAGGTCAAACTGAATTTATTAACAAAGATTATAAACTTGGTGTAAATGCTGAAATGAAATACACTAAAGCTGAAGAGTTTTATGGTATTAAATTTTTAAGATTTAACCCTTCTTATCTTCCTGTTGGAGCCGCCGAAAATACTAAAAGAGCATTTCTTTATGTTAAAAAAGCTGGTATTTTTGCAAAACACAAAGATATCACAACTATTGCTGAAAAAAATGTTTCAAAGCAAAATATCCAATTATCTGCTTCCGCTTCTTATGGAGGAACTCGTATGGAAGAAAAATTGGTTGTAGCTATTGATTGCTTAACAACTGATTTACCAACTTCTTAATCTTAATTTTAATATATATATTTTATGGCAAACAAAACAGGCTCTTTAGACAAAAACAACTTTCAGCTTAACGGAGCTAAAAGTCGAATTACTGTCGATACTATAGCAAAAGCTACTACTGACGGAGACGCTTCAGTTTTTTATTTAGGTAATCCCCTTCCAAGCAATGCAGTTATTCACCGCATTGAATTAGATTTTGATGCTATTACTGGTGCTACTGATGTTGATTTAGGTTTTTATGAAACCGTTTCAGCTGGTGCGGCCGTAATAGCTAAAGATTGCTTATTGGACGGACAAAGCTTAGCAAATGCAACAAAGGGAGTTGATGCTTTTACAAAACCTGCTATTGAAAATAAACATAAACAGATTTTTGAGATTGCAGGCTTAACAGCCGACCCAAAAAAACTTATGCAGACCGCTCTTACTTTTAATACCGCTGGCAGTACTGCTGGAGATATTAGAATTTTAATTGAATATTCTGTGTTGTAATGACCTCAAAAACTGACATCTGCAATAGAGCATTAATAAAATTAGGTAAAGCTACTATAAGGGATATCGACACTGACGAAAGCCCTCAAGGAACTTTATGTAAAGCTGTTTATGTTTCAATGTTGGACGAAGTTTTAAGGCAGGCGGAATGGAACTTTGCCGTTAATAGGCAAGCTCTTAATAAAGATGCTTCAGGTTCACCATTGTACGAGTGGGCTTATAGATTTATATTGCCCACCGTACCGCCTGTAATTAAAATTATTTCAGTTGAAAATAATGTTCCTTTTAAAATAGAAGGTAATTATTTGGTTAGTAATTCTGATAACATTAAATTAAAATATATAGGCGAAATTACTGATCCTAATTTATACGATTCACTTTTTATTAATGTTTTAGTTTTAAGATTAGCTTACGAAATATCATTTAGCTTAACTTCTCAAACTAGTTTAGGCGATAATATTTATAAACAATATGTACTTGCTTTAGAAGAGGCTAAAAATCAAAATAGTCAAGATGATAACGAATTGCCAATTCAAGATTCAACTTGGACTAATGCAAGGTTAAATGCAATATCTTCTTTTCCAAATATTATTATTAATGCCTAGAACTTCACAACTTCAAACAAATTTTAATGCTGGGGAGTTATCACCTACTTTAATCGGCAGAACTGATTTTGCACCCTATGGCAACGGCTCTTTAACATTAGAAAATTTTAATCCCCACCCTCAAGGTTGGATGTATCGCAGAAAGGGCACTAGATTTGTTGCAGAAGTTAAAGATAGCACAAAAAAAACAAGATTAATCCCATTTTCTTTTAATGTTTCTCAAAATCTTATTATTGAATTAGGAGCTGGTTATTTTAGATTTTTTTTAAATCAATCTGTTGTAATAAGCGGAGGCTCTCCCTACGAAATAGCAAATTCATTTGCTGAGAGCGATTTATTCGATATTAGATTCGTTCAAAAAGATGATGTTATTTATTTAACCCACCCGTTGAAAGGTGTTTTTAAACTAATTAGATTAGGCAATGCTAGCTGGACTTTTAATCCTGTTAATTTTATACAAGGTCCGTTTGTCAATGAAAATATAATAAGTGGCAATACTGTCTCCATTAATAACCACGGAGATATTGGAACAACTGGCACAATGACGGCAAGCGGTTTTTCACCATTTACAGCTAACCACGTTAATAGTTTATGGCTTGTTAGAGATGGAACAGAATATGCTTATTTAAAAATTACTGCTTTTATTTCCTCAACCTCTGTAAGTTATATTTCTCAAAGTGTAATAAATTCACAACTAACAAATAAACCTATATTTACTTGGAGCGAGGGAGAATTTGGTTTACATCGCAGTTTCCCACGAGCAATAACTTTTCACGAACAAAGATTAGTTTTTGCAGGAACTTTAAATGCTACTCAGAAAATATGGTTTAGCGTTTCATCGGATTTTGAAAATTTCAAAACTGGAACTGTTGCAAACGATTCTTTTAATAGGACTATTGCCGCGGTTTCCAATGATTCTATATTATGGCTATTGTCTGATGAAAGTTTATTTATTGGCACTGCTGAATCAATATGGAGAGCAAAGCCTTCTTCAAATAGTGCGGGTTTATCAAATTTAGATTTTGGTGTAAAAAGACAAATTGCTTTTGGTAGTGCCGATTTACCTCCAATTTATGCCGATGATTCTGCTTTTTATTTACAAAGAGGCAATCAAAAAGTAAGGGCTATATCTTATAGTGTTTCTAAAGATAAATTAATTGCTGAAGATGTATCAATTAAAAGCAACCACATTACTGGTAATGGCTTAATTCAATTTGCCTATCAAATGAATCCAGTATCAACAATATTTGCAATTAGAGAAGATGGAGTTTGTGTAAATTTTGTTTACGAATCCACTCAAGAAGTATTGGCTTGGAATAAAATGACAACTGATGGAGAATATGAATCAATTGCAACCATCCCTTCCGCTTCAACTTATGATGAAGTTTATTTTATTGTTAATAGAACTATTAACGGAGTTTCAAAAAGATATATTGAAGTTTTAGAACCTATTTTTGATTATAGCAATTTAGGTTGTTTTTTTGTCGATTGTGGCTTAACTTATAATGGTACACAACAAACTACTTTAACAATTGCTAATAATGTTGCTACGGCTGGAAGTGCTGTTTTTTCTGCTAATGATGTTAATAAAGAAATACACCAATTAAATATTGGAGTTGGTAGAGCTAAAATTACAAGCTATATAAATAGCACCTCTGTTAATATTAGTGTTATTGAAGATTTTTCTAGCAATTCTTTACTTGCTAATAATTGGTCTATTGCCGTTAAAACTGTTAGTGGCTTAGCTCATTTAAACGGTAAAACTGTAAGTATTTTAGGAGATGGAGCAACCAACCCTAATGCAGTTGTTAATAATGGTGCAGTTAGCTGTAATTCTTATAATTCTATTATACACATTGGCTTAAAATATACTTCAACAAGAAAATCAATGCCATTAGAAGCTAATAGATTAGAAGGAATTTTAGGTTCTTCACAAGGCAAAATAAGAAAATTTGACACTGTTTTAATTGATTTTTATAATTCAAGAGGTGGTAAATTATTTGATTCAAGAGGAAAGGAATTGACTATTAATGCAAGAAGTCTTGTTGACAATATGAATCAAGCACCTAACCTAATAAATGAAAATGTTAAAATTGATTTTACTTCCGATTGGGACACTACTTGCACTATTACAATTAGTCAAGAAGAGCCACAACCTTTAAATGTTAGAAGTATGACATATTATATAACCATTAACGATTATTAATTTATTATGGCAGCACCTTTAGTAACTGCTGGAATTGTCGGAGCTGGTTTCAAAATTGGCGGAGATATTTGGGGCGGTTTTAATGCAAGAAATGACGCTAGAAGACAAGCAACAATGCTTAATAATCAAGCTATTCTTGAAGAGCAAGCTTTTGCTTTCGATGCTTTGCAAGCAGAAAAACAATTTGAATCTTTGTTAGGAGAACAAAAATTATCTGTTGCTGTAAGTGGTTCAGAAGCCGAAGGCTCTGTTTTAGATATTTTTAATAAAACAATTAGTGATAAACGGCAGACAAGGCAAAATATAGTAGCCGAAGGTAAAGCAAGGGTTAATTTATTAAGAAATCAAGCTAGACAAATTAAAAAAGCAGGAAAAAGAAGTTTATTAGGTAGTTTCATAGGAGCCGGTGGCTCTGCAATACAATCTTACGCATCAATGAAAGGCGGTAATTTTGCTGCAACACAATTTTATACACCAACAAGGGGAGCTTTATAATGGTAGCGATTCCTAAAAGTTTTGGAGTTATTCAAAGACCAACCACACAAACTGGACAAGCAGAAATTAATTTAAGTGTTAATCAAATATTACCTAATGCAATATCTAATTTAGGCTCACAAATTCAAAGCTCGGCTTTGCAGTTAAGGCAACAACAGGCACAAGAAGATTTTTTATTACAAAAACAACGGCAAAAAGAGCAAGAAGCTTTTAATGCTTCACAAGTTTTAGCTTTTAAAACACAGTTATCAAAATTTGACAATGAAGCCGAATTAAATTATAAAAATTTACCTAGTAGCAATATAAATGAAGCTGAAAAATTAAAGAGTACTTTTTTAGAGAATAGAAATAACTACGTAAAAATAGAAAGTGAGAAATTTAAAGACAATCCTATTCTTTTAAATTTAATTCAACAACAAGCAAGCATTAGTTCTGTTGATATAGAAAATAATTTAGCAACAGAATATTTAAGGAAGCAAAAAGATTATGGTGTAAATGAAATTTATAAATCAATTTATAATGTTAATGCTCAGATTGCATCAGGAAAAAATATAGCGAATGCAAAAAGAACATTAGATGAAACTTTACAAATTGGGCTAAAAACTGGCTTAATTGATATGAAAGATGTTATAAGGGAAAAAGAAAAACAACAGCAATTAGTAAAACAAAGACAAAAAGAATTAGAAGAAAAAGTCGCTTTTAATACTGTAATTAACGGACAAACTTATTTAGACCCTAATAATTCAAGAAATCAAAAAATAATTGATTCTAATTTTGCGAAGTCCGCACAAACAAATAAAAATCCCGAACAGCTAGGTTTTGATTTATCTGTTAATACTGGGATTATCCCTTCTCAATTTAAAAATGTTTTAGCTGGTAGATTAACAATAGGAAGCCCTAAACAGCAAGTAGAATCTGCTAAAAATATTATCGATATGATAAGCAGAAGACCAAGCCTACAAGACCAATTTAGAAGCGATGAGTTAAGCCTTGTAAATGAAATGAAAGATAATATAGATATTGGCTTGCCTGCCGAGCAAATAGTAAAATATGCTAGAGATAATTTAAATAAAATAAGCTCTCTTGATAGAAAAGCAAGAAATGATTTATACGAAAATAAAGATTATAAAAAAGAATTAGATAAAAGCTATAAGAATTTACAAAGTAAATTAAGAGATGAAGCAGGCTTTGATTTATTTAAAACAAAAGCAGAAATACCCCCTCAATTAGAAGTGTATTATAAGCAATTAGTAAAAAATGCTATTGTCTCGGATGGGATGACACCAGAAGGTGCTATTAAATCCGCTGAAGACAAAATAAAAAAAGAATGGGGGATTACTAATATTGGAACAAGAAGAATACAGAGAGGAGCACCTGAAGTTTTTTATGGTGCTTATGGCAATACTGATTGGATTAAGGGGCAATTATCTAAAACCATAACAACTTATGAATTAAATGCTAAAAAACCTAAATTAGATAATTATAGTCTTGAACCAATACCTCAATCTATTATAAATAATAAGCCCTCTTATTATATACAAAAACAAAATCAATATGGAATGTCTGAATTTCTAATGGATAGCAAAAACCAGCCTGTAATTTTTACTCCAAATATTCTTGAAACAGAGGAAGTTAAAAAAACAAAAAAAGAATATGATTTATTAAAAAAATCATTAAGCGATCAAGAGCTTTTAAATGAATTAAAAAATAAATCTTTTAGTCGAGAAAAATTAGATTCAGCAATATTATTAGGTTCAAAACTAGGAGGAAACCGTTAATAATGCCAGAAATACCAGAGCAACAAAATGCAAAAGAACCAGTAATCAATAATTCTAACAATTATAAAAATTTTTTACCAGCTACACCAAATAGATTTGCTGGGATTAATTTTAATGAACCTTTACAAGTCCCTAAAGATAGACCAATTAAAACAAAACAAACAAAACAAATTGTTTTAGGTGATGCCACTCAACGACCTTTTTCTGCTGAAACTGAGCTATTAGGTGGTTTCGGTGGTAAATTAGGGGCGGTTAATAATGAAGGTGCCAGCCCTTATTTAACACAATATTTGCCAAAAGAAAAACCAACCTATGCAACTAGAGAAGTTTATAGAGCCGCCTTTGAAAAAGAGAACACGGTAGTAAGTGGTGTTGCCGACACGATTAATGGAACTGCTTTTTCTAATACAATAGACCCTAATTTTAATTCTGCTAATTATGTTTATAATAACATAAGAGGCACTAAATATGAGACTTACTTTGAAAGATTTTTAAGTGTAAATAACGAAGAAGATGCTATAAAATTACAACAAAGAATTGATAGAGAAGAGCAAAACAATGAAATAATAGAGAGCTCGGGATGGAGAGGTTGGATTGCTAGTTTAATTGCTGGTATTGCTGACCCTATTAATTTTATTCCTGTTTTTAATACAGCCTCTAAATCAGTGAAAATCGGCAAAATATTAAGTGGAGCTTCTAAAACGGCGGTTGCTGGTGCTGGTGGTGTAGCCTTAACAGAAGGCATTTTACAAGCACAACAAGAGACTAGAACTATGCAAGAGAGTGCGGTTAATATTGCTGGTGGTGCGGTGTTAGGTGGTATATTAGGCGGAGCTGGGGCTTTACTCTCTAAAAGAAAATTTAATTTAATTAGCAAAAAATTTGAGCAAGATATAGGGAATAAAGAGCCTGAAATTAAAATAAATCCTGAAACACAAAAAGTAGAAAATAAGTCAATTGGAGCGGCACAAGTAAAAGACACAGACCCGCTAAAAATATTTTACAACGAAACTTATATTACAGATGAAATAATGGCGGGTAGAATTCCATTATCTTTTGAAGAATTTTCAATAAAAGCTGAGGGCTTAGCTCCAGTTTTAGGTGGTAAAACTGCCACAAATTTGATTGAAGCAATAGGACAAACCCCAGTAATTGGCAAAACAACACAAAAATTTATTAAATCAATTGCTAAGTTAGATAGAATTAGCCCCAATCTTCGTATTTTAAAAGCTGAATATTCTTCAAAAGCTAAAGAAGTATTGCAAAAACTAACTACAACAGGTATGACTACCTTTAAAAATGAGTTAGGTATTGCTAATCAACAATCGGTATGGATAAGTAGAAAGCAGTTAGTAGCTCCTTTGGAAAATGAAGGATTGCCTGCAGTAAACAAATTATATAAAGATTATATAGATTATATTAATAGAGTAAAAAAAGAAGACAATAACAATCAACCACTTGCCGAACTTAAGGTTAAAAATAGAGTTGAGTTTGAAAAAGAAATAGTAAGAGCTATGAATTATGGAGATGTTAGTAATATTTCACAAGTTACTCAATCCGCACAAATTTATAGAAAAACTGTATTAGATCCTTTAAGCAATATGGCGGTAGAGCAAGGAATTTTAAAATTAAAAAAATTTGATACTGGCAAATCTTATTTTCCGCAATCTTGGAACAAGACTCAAGTTATAGCAAATGAAGGTAAATTAGCCAATATATTAAGCAATAAAATAAAAAATACAATTATTCCTAGTATTAAAAATTCTTTTAAAAAAAAGGAAAGGGATGTGTTAAGTGAAATAAATGATTTATTGGCTCAACAAGTAGAATTAGAAGATTATCTTGATAAATTTGTAAAAAAAGTAGATGTAAAATTAACAGATAAAGAATTGCAAATATTAGACAAATTTAAAGAAGCTAAAAGAATACTTAAAACAGTAAAACCAAAATCATTATTGCAGTGGATAAAAGAAAATGGAGGAATTTATGATTATGGCGGAGAATTAAAGGCAATGGGTATAACAAGCAGAACCAATCCAGGATTGTTAAGAAAAAATAGAACTAGGGAAAGTGGACAAGATGATGTGGCTTTAAGAGCTTGGGAAGCTGGCTATTTTATAGGAGAAGAGCGACCTACAGTTAATGATTTATTAGATTTAATTGATAGAGAGGCGGGCGGTGAA